CTAAACGGCCTTTCTGTTCCCCTTTTGACGGAGTTTTGACGGAGCTTCAGAAAAATCCACCACCTCCGCAAGCATGCCGTCCATCGTTTCCGCGACCTCGTCCAGCATGTCTGGGAACAAGTCCGCATACGTATTCAGTGTTTCCGCCGCGTCCGCATGACCCAACTGGGTCTGCACCACCTTGACGTTCGCCCCGGCATTCACCAGCAAGCCGGCCGCCACATGCCGAAGACCATGCGGAGTGATGCGCTCAAATACCCGCGGCTCCGGCTCACCCGCCGCGCGCGCCTCGGCGATAGCCTCCTTCGACTTCACCTGCATACGCTTGACCGCGCCGTCAAACCACGTCCTGTGCCCCGGTGAGTGCATAGGCGTGCCGCTGCGCGACTGCCAGATGAGCTCATCGCGGCCGCGTTGCGCGGCCACCTCCAGCACCTGGTCCATAACCGCCGCAGGCACCGCCACGCTCCGCCGCTTATGGTTCTTCAGCGTCGTGTTGATATGCCACCGCTTCTCGTTATCCAAATACACTGCGTTGCGGCGCACATGGATACGACTATTCAGCGGGTCCAGGTCCTTCGGGCGAAGTGCCGCGAGCTCACCCCAGCGCAGCCCAGAAGTGCCCAGCAGCATCACAATTTCACCGTGACGCGCGCATTCATCGGCAAGATCTTTCAGCTGCTGCATCGTCAAATACACGTGTACTGTCTTCACCTTGCGGGGGAGGCGCACACCGCGGGCGACGTTCTTCTTTACCCGCTGGTCTTTGACTGCGACGTCCAAAATTTGGCACAGCACACTGTGGCAGTTGCGTACCCAAGAGGGGGAGTAGCCCATGTTGGAGACCCAGCGCTGTACCTCGCGGTGCGTGATGTCCTTGACCTTGTGGTCTCCCCAGTAGGGCTTGACGGTGCCGCGCCAAATGGTGAGGTTCATGTCCATGCTCGAGGGCTTGAGTAACTCGTTGAGTACGAGCCAGTCCTCGGCGACCTCATGGACTTTTGCCGCGCCCTTGGTGGGGTCCACCCAGTCGCCGTCCGCGATAGCCACCGCGTTACGGCTGGCCCATTCCTCTGCCTGGGGCTTGCGCTTGAAGCCGCGTTTCGAGGTGTTCTTGCCGTCGGGTTTGACGTAGTCGACGCGGTACCTGCGGCCGTGCTTAGTGCTGTATTCCTTGATAGATGCCATAGAATAGACACGTCCTTCCTAGAATCTGGTTGGATACTCCGGCCCTGGTGCTCGCGACTTCCACATGTTGAGCACCAGAGGCCGGTTTACTTTATGATGACTGTGGCCCACAATCCCCCCCCGATGGGCCTAGGGTACCTTCGCGTATTGAGCTCAGCTCCGCGAAGGCATACCTATTCTTCACACCCGTAGTACGAGTAGCTGCCGTCTTCGTTCATTGTCGCCCCCTCGCAGCCAAGGTCCTCTGCGATACCGTCGGCGATGTCGTCGGAGTTAACAGCCTCGGGGGTTGGTGGGGCTAGAGTTTCGGTATTGATGTCGAACTCGTCGGCAAGGGCATCAGCCATGGCGCCATAAAGCCCGTCCTGCAGCTCCTCCACGGTGTTGAACGGGCCCATGCAACCGTTCGGCGTGTTGTATTCAGGAACTTCTGGATTGCCCTGTGGAGTTGCCTTGTCGCATAGCCAGTAGCGTCCCTGGTTGTCCTGGAAGCGGTTGACGCGATCGGCGTTGGCACCCTGCTGCTGCATGTCTGCTTGCGCTGGGTAATCGCCTGCCGGGGCTGGGTCGTCTTGCTCAGTGGGGGTCTCTGATGGCGTAGCGGTGGTGGTGCTCGTCGGGGATGAGGTCGACGAGGTGGCGTTAGTCGTCGGCGCAGTAGTAGCCGTCTCGCTGCTATCACCAGATGTGCCGCATGCGGACAGGGCGACGGTGAGGGCTGCAATGAGAGAGATGGAGAACTTTTTCATGCTGCTTGCCTTTCGTAGAGAGATTTCCAGATGGTGGTGAGATGGATGGTGACGCCAAGCTCGTGGGCTATTGCCGCGGGGTGCGGGCCGTGAAGGTGTTCGGCCAGTGCGTAGTCGACGGGGGAGATGAGAAGCCTTGCGGCGAACTCGTCGGCCTGGCGCTCCTGCGCCCCATAGTGTCCGGGCGGGTGACTGTAGTGCGCGTGCCCCAACTCGTGGGCTAGGGAGCATAGGGTGGTGACATCGTCCATGCCGACGCGCAACGTGATGGTGCGTTTGTGTGGCACCCATGCTGCTTTTGGCCCGCCGCGGTGCCACCGGATGCGGTAGCCCCGGGCCTGCGCCACATCTATCAGGGCGTCGGTGTTAATCAATCAAATCTTCACCTCGTTTCTCGCGCTCTGCCTGCTCGTCGGGGGAGGAGTCAGCGGCGTGCGGGATGCTGTCATCCCATTCCATGACGGTGCCGTCATCCTCGTCCTGTAGTGAAGCATGGGCGTCGGACACGGGGGTGAGATGCGGGGCTAGGCCGATAGCGTCATCGTCGACGTCGTTGCCAAAGAGGTAGCGAGCCTCGGGGTCGGAACGGCGCATAATCTCGTCTAGCAGCTGCTCGTTGGTGGCTTTGCGGAGGGCTATCTCTACGTCGGGGCCGTGGAGTTCGTAGTCGTTGATGTAGCCGGTCTCTATGAGGCCTGCGACGGGGGATCGGTCGTAAGCGCGGCAAAGGGCAATGATCATCTCGGGGGAGAGGTGCCCGCGGGAAAGCTGGCGGGAAATGGTGGTTTGCGCATATTCCGTCTTTTGGGAAGCGGTGCGCATCGAATCAGTCCCGATTAGCTCCGCTAGCCAAGTTTCATGTGTCATCTCGTTCATAACGCTAACAGTATTGCATTTAGCCGCCACCCGCAATAGATGCAGGTCACGGGTGTTGGTGGGGGTGGTCGATGGGGGTGGGGTTTATGTAAGGCGTTGCGTTATGCCGCCGAATGCTGCAAACTGTAATCACCGGCGCAGAACAGCACCGCACAAACACAAGAACCACATGGAGGTAACTACATGGCTGTCATGGCACCGCCCCGGTTCACCTTCCGCCCCGGAGCCCTAGACGCAATCATGCGCTCCAGGAACCTACAAACCGAAGAGCAGCTAGCCCTACTCATCGGAGTACGCGCCGCAGACATTCCGAAACTGCGCGCAGGGGCGAAGGTAACCGCGGAACTCGCGCTGCGAGTAGCCGCACTACAAGGCGACAAAAACTACATCGGCGCTTGGTTCGACCAAGTCAAAGAACAGGAAGCAGCATGACCCGCGATGAAAAGGAAACCTCCGGCGCTGCAACGCCGAAGGTGACCGTAGAACTTAGCGGAGACCCAATCTTCAACAAGGAAGAAGTGCTAGGTCTCGTGGCCGGATTTAAGGCCAAAATGGACGAACTGATTGTCGCTCAAGAGAAATTTAATCGAGCTTTCTCTCAAGGTCGACAATCCGAGCCTCTAACAACCCAAGGGAATACTGCATCTGATTTAGAGCTTGAAAAATCAGCATTCGGTCATCGCTTGCGGCGGTGGCTGGGGTTAGCTGTTCGGCGAGGGCTTCGATTTGCTCGGATACGGAAGTCGAAAACTGCCGAGTAACAGCCAGTTCTTTGGGTAGCGAGTCAGCACTATTCGCGAATGTTGCTGCCACGCCTTTTATCGACGCTCGCAGAGTTTTGAACTCGTCATTCATCATTTTTCACCTCACTTTCCAGGGCAGACCGCCCTGAATTAAGTGAAGCACACCTAGGAAACGAAAAGGCCCGGTGCTGGAACACCGAGCCAAAAAAGAACTACTAACAAGGAGATTACCACAATGGGAAACCAGCTAGTAACTATTCCGGTTCCCGGAACTTCCAACCCCATCATGGCGGTGCAGCACGACGGCACCGAATGGGCCGCCGCTCGCCATATCTGCGACGCGCTCGGCATCGACTGGAAGAGCCAGCATCGCAAGCTCGAGTCCAAGAATTGGGCACGTGTGGTCATGATGACCACGCACGATTCCAGCGGGCGCCAACAAGAAATCAGCATGGTTGACCGCCGAACGCTGACGATGTGGCTCGCCACCATCGACACCAACCGCGTCAATGAAGCGGCCCGCACCACTCTTGAGGCCTACCAGCTCGAAGCCGCTAACGCCCTCGATTCTTATTTCCACAAAGGCGGGGCCATTAACCCCCGCGCCGAGGAGCACCAGTTGAACGCGCTCATGCGCCAATCGCAAATGCAGATGGAACTCTGCCAAGCAGCGAAGGGGCTTATCCACCCAGACCACCTGGAGGCGAAAGCTCGCATCGTCTTGGCGCGCGGCCTAGGCGAGGCCCCGGAGCTCGACCCGAAGACCCGCCCCCTGTACACCGCGGACTTCCTCAAGTCGAAGAACCTCTCCAATAAGAAGATGAAGTCGGTCGCCCCGATGTTCGGCAAGCGAATGAAGGCACTGTACACGCTGGAAAAGGGACGCGAACCAGAAAAGTACGACCTCACCCTGCCTAACGGTCAAGTGCGCCAGGTCAATGGTTACACCGAAGCAGACCGACCGTTGATGCAGCGCGTCTGGGACCAGTACTACACCACCGCATAAGGACGAAGACCCATGAACCTCGCCGACATCCACGCTTTCATGCTCGGCTACATCGAAGCCGCAATCAAAGAGCAAATCGACCCCAAGGAAGTAGACGAGCTCTTTGCCGAGGCGGAAGCCGTAGCGCGCAAGACCCTCAAGAAACTCAACCAATCCAAAAACCAATAGCCCGACCTAGCAGGCAGGGGAGTGCAAGCCTCCCCACGGGCACCAGGCCGCCGAACCCTCCTGCCCCAGGGGATAGGACAGGAACCAGCTGGCCGCGATGACTGAAAACTGAAAAGAGAGCCCACCCCGGCAGAGAACGGTAGCCGGGACGTGTCCCCGCGGGACTACTTGGTGCAGCGAGCATGTGTCTTAGATTGCGATTGACCTGCACCGCCGACAGGCAGAAACCACCCGACCGCCGTAGCGGGCCAAAGGTGAGGCAACACCGCATAACCGGGCACGAAAAACACGAGTTGCGAAGGAAACTCGCCGGGTTCAAGTCCCGGACGCAACACCAAGACTACGGGCGCTTCCCACACATAGCGCCGCATCCTTGCGGTCTGCCCATAGTCCAGCTCCTGCACGATGTCGAGGTGCAGGAGCGCCTAGCCTTTCTAGCTCACTCGGTGAGAGCACACGCTACTAGCCCCAGTGGGGGTGGCTGCCCGGGCGGCGCCTGCGTGGAGGCCAGGTTAGAAACCTGGGAAAGGCACTCGGGGTGTCCCGGGGTACGCAAGCCGGGGTAAGCGGATGAAAGCACATCCTGCACCCATCTTTTCCAAATTTATCGACTGAAAATTTCAAGAAGCGAGGTCAAGAAATGTCAATCATCACCCTAGTGAGCTTTGGAATAGCGTGTGTAAGTATTGGATACATACTCGGGAACAAGTATTAACTTGCCCGCCACGTTTGCTCGCGGGGAATTTCATCCTCGCCAGCCCAACTCAAGCGGGCCGCCCCGCCTACGCTCCGTGGAATCATCTTTGTATTTGCCCTCAACGTTAGTCGCACCTCACAGTGGGGCTCCAAACGACTTACGGTGACCGGAGAGTTCGCAACTTCAAAGTAGTCAACTCGAAGACTTCGCACTACATACCCAAACGGGTTGAAAATGATCAGATTCTCGTCTGCTTCATCGATTCTCACTAGAAGTTGATTGGTTTCTCTTGCGTTAGTGATTTCTTGGAGCCGAGCAAGCTTGCTGTTTGCAACAGCGATGGCCTCTTGTGCTGCGAGCGCTCTTCTGGCCGCAGCATCGGCATTCACGCGTTCGACCCTCGCGAGCACGGCGCTAACTGCTGCGATAGCCGCGCTAATGATGGATGTCCATTCTTGTATGTTCATCCCTTCATTAAATCAGGTCAGTTGACCTACCACGGTGGGTTGCGCACACCGTTAATCACGCAAGAAGCACCCCGCGGCCAATACCACTTAGCGCGGGGTGCTTTCCTATCGAACCCAATTTGAAAGGAGTCCTAGCCATGGACTTTATCACTAATCTACTGCGGTGTTATCGCGGTCGGCACCGCAAGCCCCGCACCCGCACCTTCTGGCTGGTGTGGCGATGACCAGCAAACAACTCATGGAAATGGTCGAGGCCGTCCTCGGCAAAAGGGTCGCCAACCTGACTGTCCAACAATTCGCCGACATTACCGGCCTTTCGCACCGCACCATCCGCCAAGACTGCGCCGCCGGCCGACTACCCGCATACCAAAGCGCCGTAGGCACCCCGTACCTCATCCACTACACACACCTGACCCGATACATGGAGATCAACCATGCCGCCTAACTTCGAATTCGTCGACATCGCGTCCCACTCGCCGCGCTTTTACATGATGCGGAGGGGCTAATGAGCAAGTTTGAGATTCCACTCGACCAAGCCGCAAAAGAATTCTACGAGATTGAGGGCCGATACCTCGCTCTCTGCCAACTCACCCGCCTACCTGACGGTATGCGCAAACGCATCCGAGACGCCGCCGCCTACGTCCGCCACCTCGCCATCCTTACAGAGAAAGAAGCCAAGAAACGATGACCACCACTAATCGACCCCCACGCACCACACTGGATTCCCGCCGCGTCGCCTACTGGCAAGACATCGCAGCCAAGCGCACCCGATTGGCCTGGGCTACTGGCATCCTCGGAGGCCTCATCGGCTTCGTCCTCCACGCCTTCATCAGCATGCCCCCGGTGTGGATGTAGCCATGCCGCTATTCGGATACGACGCGGCTGAGCCGTCGCGTGAGGCACGCAAAATTGCCCTCGCCCGTCTGGAGGGCGAAGTCTTGGATTGGATGCGCGACCACGGCGATGCTTTCCCCGTGTTGCGCGATAAATGCTTCGAGATTGAGACCTGCATCGACATGGAGCGTGGAGCCCTATGAGAGAAGACGGGCTCCCAAACCCGATCTTTGACAGCACCAGATGGTGGGTATCAATCCCCACACCAAAAGCATTCAAGACACGCAAAGAAGCTTGCGAAGCCCTCGCCACATACCGCCGAGAAGAAAAATGCCTGTACCTCGGATGCTGGGCAGAAGGCGCCGACGACCTTGGCTGGGGAAAAGGCTTCCGATTCTGCCCATACCACGCACACCACGCACGAAAAACACTCAACCAAAGGACAGCATGAATTCACCATCACAGATGCCCTCACACATCAGCTCACAGCGCCGCCACCTCGACGAGCTCATCGACCAGGCCACTACCACCATGCAGGCCTTCCTTGCCGCAGGACTCACCGAGGACACCGCGCTCGCACTGACTGATATCACCCTCGACCGCTTCGACCAAGGAGCCAAACTGTGACCGCCAATAATGACCGATTCACACTGCGTCGCTGGGCAGCAGCCAAACACATCACCAAAGCCCAACTGGCTGACCTCATCGACAAGGGCTACATCACCACCCTTGACGACGGCACTCACCGGCTCACCCCAGTCGGCACCGCCCTCATCACTGGAAAGGACACCACACTATGACCTGGATGAATAAAGATTTGACCCTCGACCTGCTCGCTATCGGTATTGACACGCTGCAGCGCACCTACGACCGCATCAAGCAGGAGCCGGATACTGTATCCCCCTGGCCGCAGGTGGAGAGCACGCAGGCCGCGCCGGGCGCGGTAGAGGAGAATCAGGCGCCAGCGCCAGCGTCACAGTCGCAGCCAGAGCCGGCACCCCAGCAAGAGCCCGAAGACCAGGCCACAGACCGCCTACCCGAAGCCCAAATCATTCTCCGCCACATCAGCCTCGCAGAAGGCCCAGCATGGATCACTGGCGAACTATTCCCGCACTTCGGGGTCAAGACCCTGACCGACGTGCCGAAGGAGAAGCTGCCGGAGCTCATCAGCATGGCCACCCAGTACAAGGAGGCCCTGAATGAGTAGCTACCAAGCACTGCTTGCCATGCCCGACACCATAGATGACGAAGAACTCTCCCACATTGAGGACGTCATCAACCAGGCCGGCATCACCCACCTAGAAGACACTGATGGAGTTATCCGACGCATCGCCGGACACCTCAACAAAAAGACAATTCCGCTAGCGAACAAGAACGGCGACGGGCCGACACGGCTGTCTTTCGGCAAGGTGAAAACATTGGGCGCTCTCGAAGAAGATGCGCCCGAACCTGTGGGGCACACCGCGCGCTCCCACGCAGTACTCTCCGCCTCCAGTGCTCACCGCTGGCTGCACTGCACCCCAGCCCCACGGCTAGAGGAGCAATACCCGGACAGTAGCTCTGATGCCGCCGCCGAAGGTACTGCCGCCCACGAGCTCGCAGAGCACAAGCTCCGCAACCTCCAGGGCCTGCCCAGCACGCTTACCAGTACTGACTGGGTGACTGAGGAAATGGACGACTACACCGACGACTACGTTGACAACGTTGTTGCTGAGCTCGACCGCGCGCAAAAGTCTAGCCCGGCCGCGTTCCTCGCCATCGAACAACGCCTCGACTTCTCGCATATCGTGCCGGACGGCTTCGGCACCGGTGATGCCCTCATCGTCGGAGACGGCACCATGACCGTCATCGACCTGAAATACGGCAAAGGCGTAGAGGTGTCCGCGGTGGGTAATCCTCAGATGGCCCTGTACGCCCTGGGCGCGCTGACCCAGTTCGGCATGATTTACAACATCGACCGGGTGCGCATGGTGATTTTCCAGCCGCGCCTAAACAACGTGAGTGTCGATGAGGTCAGCGTGGCGGAACTGTTGCAGTGGGCTGAGAACGTGGTCAAGCCACAGGCGCAGGCTGCTATCAAAGGTGAGGGGGAGCTGATTGCGGGGGAGTGGTGCCGCTTTTGTCGCCACGCCCCACAATGCACTGCGCTCGCCACCAAGTACTTCGCCCCCATCCCCAAGGAAGCGGACGAGGTGACCCCGGCAGCGCCCGCACCGGAGACACTTACCGATGCCCAGATAGCCAACATTGTTACCTGGTCTGGGGAGCTGAAGAAGTGGCTGGGCACGGTAGAAAAGTTCGCCCTAGACCAGGCAAACAACGGGCGCGCGTACCCGGGCCTGAAGCTTGTGGAAGGCCGCAGCGTGCGCCGCTACACGGACGAGGACGCCGTAGCCAAGGCGGTCGAAAAGACCGGCCACGACCCGTACGAGAAGAAGCTGTTGGGTATTACCGCGATGACGAAGTTGCTCGGCAAAAAGCAGTTTCAGGACACGCTCGGCGACCTGGTCCACAAGCCTGCAGGTAAGCCAACGCTCGTGCCTGAGTCGGATAAACGCCCCGCACTGCAGGTAGCCACCCCGGAAACCGTATTCAAACCACTAGGAGGAACCACTAATGACTGACCAAGAAGTCGCGTACCGCAAGATTCAATCTGTCTTTAACCCGACAGGGGAGAAGTTCGGAGACGACCCGGAGCCGGATTACCCGCCCGCCGCCTAGCCCCCGTGTCCGCCGCTGGTCGACGAGATTCACCGGCACCAACAACCCACCACCAACCATCACCAACTAGTTCCAAGGAGGAACCACCACTATGGCCATCACCAACCGCGACGTCACCTTCCCCGCACGCCTCAGCTTCAACGACCTATTCACCCCACGCGCACAAGCCGAAGGAGCCGACCCGAAATATCAAGCCGTCCTTCTCATCCCCAAGAACGATGAGAAGACCATCGCCGCTATCAACGCTGCGATTGATGCCGCCGTCCAGGACGCAGTCACCCGCGGAACTATCAAGCAGGCGATCGACCCGACCATGACCCAGTACCCGCCGCTGCGCGACGGCGACCGCCCGAAGAACAACGGTGAGGCCCGCGGAGACGCCTACCAAGGGCACTGGTTCATCTCCGCAAAGGCCCCTGAGAGCCGCAAGCCGTTCGTCGTTGACGGCAATGTTCGCCCGATTCTTGACCAGTCGGAGGTCTACTCCGGCATGTACGTCAACGCCGCCGTGCAGTTCTACGTGTACTCCACCTCTGGCAACGTGGGTGTGGCCGCGTCCCTGAGCGGTATTCAGAAGGTGAAGGATGGGGAGCGCCTGGGCGCTGAGCCCACCACCGCGGAGGACGTATTCTCCACGCTCGGCGGCCAGGCTGCGCCGTCCGCAGGCCTCGGATTCTAAGTAAGTCCCGAGAAAAGATCGCCGTATGGAGCAGCAGGAGGATGTGTTACAGAAATCGGGTTCAATCCGGTACAAGCTTTGATTAGCTTGTCATCGTAAGTGAAAACGGATTGGCAACTGGCAGCAATCCCGGAGGCAACAATCATTGCATCTGCCGGGCGAATAAGCCGCTCAAGACACAATTCTCCTGCTGTCTCCATCACGAAACTATCTGCTTCAACAAGAGTGAAATCTCGTCTGAATAGAAAATCTTTTGCCTTATTTACAGCTGCATTGCTAATCGGTGGGGTAGATGCCCCTGCCCTCATAGCTGGAGTACCCAGCAACTCAACGCCAACCATTGTCGGTATAAATACCTCGTAGGCATCGCTCTCAATCACAAACTCAACTGAGTCTGCGTAACTCTTTGCCTTCGGAATATGCGGATGATCGAGAAACAAATAGATCAGTGCACACGTATCTAGCACTACACGTTGCAAAACTAATCAACACTCCTCAATCGGTCAATAAAATGCACTGGGTCCTCAATCGACTGTCGATATTCAGACCAAATGCCACGTCCATTAGAAAGACTTCGATCTGGTAGAACATCAACTCCATAAAGATGAACTAGTTCAATCTGATTCGTATCGAAATTTCGATGGACTTTCCCACGAACACGCACCCGCTTGTGCATTTTAGACAGAACATCTTCACGTTGGATTTCCGAAAAAAGAACCTTTACAGAAGCATCAGTCGATTCATCTCTGATCCAAGCTTTGAGCTCATGCGAATCAGAGCCGTTGTAACGGTTTAGTTCGCCGGTAACAGATCCAATTGAAACGAGTGACGCTGAAAGTGCTTTTTCAATTGCTTCTTTCAAATCTGCGTCAATCGGAATCCAATCACTTTGTTTTATCGACAGAGTCGCACCGTTGGTTTTTTGGCCTTCTTTGGCAATCTCGCGAAGATACCTAAGTTGCTGTCGATTCCAGCCGCGAGGTATCTGGCACGTGCGACTGATGGATTTAATTCCGGAGTAAAGCCTGTGAAGCGATTCATCATCAATCAAAACTTCAGTGACAACGCTAGATTGACGGACGCCTGACATTTTTACTCGACCCGAATTTGATGGAAACGCTTGAATCAACTTTGCTAACGATTCAAGAGCTCGAGCTACTGAAAGAGCCTCTATGTTTTCTATCTCGCCATTGAGCGTCAGTTCGAGCTTTTGCATTTCATCTCCTTCCTAGGTTGAGCAAATTAGTAAAGACCTTTCTCGAAGCAATCATAGTGCTCAGCGCTGTACAAGCTAGCGAGTTTTAACAAATTATCTCAAAACCACCGCAACACGCCCATGACCCACACACCGGGCACGAGAAGCCATGCGCGTCTACCTGCGCCAGCGGGGTATTCATCATTGCACCCCCACATGCATCGACGCCCTCATCAACCCACCCCTTCCAAGGAGGAGAAGCCCCAATGAAAAACCGCGAGCTCAAAATCGCCACCGCCACCACCCGCACCTCCTCCCTCTGGACCAACCAACTCACCTCCCTCCAAGACCTCACCGCGCGCGCGTATGAGCCCATCATCGTCAACTGCACCAAAGACGAGTACCGCAGCCTCGCCAAGGCAGAAAAGGACAAGCACAAAGACGTCGGTGGTTTCGTCGGTGGTCACCTCAAGCACGGGCGCCGCCGCAAAGGCCACATCCTCGCCCGCTCTCTCATCACCCTCGACCTCGACAACATCCCCACAGATGTCGACCTCGCTGCCGCCCTGGCCGACACCCTGCCGTACGCTTGGCTCGCACACACCACGCTTAGCCACCTCACCACCGAACAACGCTGGCGGATCTGGGTCTGGCTCCACCGCGACGTCACCGCCGACGAATACGGCGCCGTCGCCCGCAGAGTCGCCCAAGACATTAACCCAGGATTGAAGTGGTTCGACCCCACCACCTTCGAACCAGAACGATTCTTCTACTGGCCCGCCACCCTGCAAGATGGCGACTACCACGTCGAAATCAGCAGCAAAAAGGACATCCTCAACCCCGACGACTACCTCGACCGGTACGACACCTGGCAGGACGTCACCACCTGGCCCGGCGTCACACCCGACGACGCCAAAGCCATGCTCGGCACCTCCAAGCTCGACGACCCGCGCGACAAGCCCGGCATGCTCGGCGCATTCAACCGCGCCCACCCAATCCCGCGCGCTATCAAAACCTTCCTCGCGGACGTCTACAAGCCTGGCACCACAAAGGACCGCTACACCTACACCGGCGGCTCATCCTCAAATGGTCTCATCGTCTACAACGGTGGCCACTACGCCTACTCTCAGCACGCTACCGACCCCGCCGCCGACGGGCACTCGCACTCCGCGTTCGACCTCGTCCGCATCCACAAATACGGAGACCTCGACACGGACACCCCGGCAGGCACCCCAGCCAACAAACAACCCAGCTACACCGCGATGATGGACTTCGTCAACAACGACCCCGGCGCCAAAGCCGAAAACGCGAAAGCGACCGCGGCAAAAATCGCAGACGTCTTCCAACCCATCACCGAGGACCAGGAAGCGCGCGGCGAAGAGGACGACGCAACACCACCCGAGGCAGGGGACAACACCACCGAGGCAGGGGAGAAGGACACCGCCACCTGGCTGACCCAACTCGAAACCAAAAAAGACGGCGGCTTCAAAGACACCATCGGAAACTTCGAACTCATCCTCACCCACGACCCACGACTCAACCACATCGCCTGGAACGCCCACGCCAACCGCCTCGAAATCCAAGACCCCCAAGCCCTCCCATGGGAACAACTCACACCAGGATGGACCGACAACGACGAAGCAATGCTCAAAACAGAAATCGCCCGCACCTACCAAGGCCTCTACTCACCCACCAAAATGCACGACGCCCTCATCGCAACCGCCACCAAACGCGCATTCCACCCCGTCCGCGACTACTTCAACCACCTCCCACCCTGGGACGAAACACCCCGCCTCGACACACTCCTCATCGACACCCTCGGCGCCGACGACACCGACTACACCCGCGCCGTAACCCGCAAAACCTTCGTCGCAGCACACCGGAGAACCTTCCAACCCGGCTGCAAATTCGACCAAGTCCTCACCCTCGTCGGACCCCAAGGCGCCGGCAAATCCACCATCTTCAACCGCATGGCCAACCCCTGGTTCTCCGACTCACTGACCATCACCGACATGAAAGACAAAACAGCAGCCGAGAAACTCCAAGGCAACCTCATCGTCGAACTCTCCGAGCTCGCCGGCATGCGCAAAGCCGAAGCCGAACCAGTCAAAGGCTTCATCTCACGGACGGAGGACAAGTACCGGCCCGCGTACGGCCGCACCGTCATCACCTACCCACGCCAAGGCATCATCGTCGGCTCCACCAACGCCGACGAAGGCTTCCTACGCGACACCACCGGTAACCGCCGCTGGTGGCCCGTCCACGTCACCGGCCAAGGCTGGCTCGGCAAACCACACGACCTAGACCAGGCCACCATCGACCAACTCTGGGCCGAAGCACGCTACCGCGACCAGCAAGGAGAAAAGCTCTACCTCACCGGCGACCTCCTCCACCAGGCGGAGCACATCCAAGCCGAATCAGTGGAGGCCGACGATCGCATCGGCATCGTCCAGGAATATCTCAACAAGACACTGCCCGAAAACTGGGACGCCCTCCCACTCAACGTGCGCCGCGTCTGGCTCGACGGCGGAGGCCTCCCAGAGCACTTAAAAGACAGAGGGAGGCCCACCAACTACTACACGCGCGACAGCGTGTCGAAAATCGAAATCTGGGCCGAGTGCTTCGGACGCAACCCGGAAGACATGCGCAAGATTGACTCCCATGAAATCACCGCTATCTTGCGCCAGATTGACGGGTGGGAAGACAGCGGGTTTCAGCGCAGGCTGCCAATCTACGGCAAGCAAAGAATCTTCCGACGCGCAGAAGTGGGAACAAATGTTCTGGCCTGAAAAAGGTGGAACAAAGGGTGGAACATTGCTTTGTTCCGGCTTTGTTCCACCCGGAACAAAAGACGAGATTGTTCCACTTTGTTCCACCCTTTGTTCCGGGATGAAAACCCGCACTATCCAGCAAGAACAGTAGAGGTGGAACAAACGGAACAAAAAAATGTACTTAGAAACATTCCATAGGAAATGGGGGGTGTTATGTATAGGAATACGTACATATCCCCTAAATACAAGACCTATATAGAAACGCCGTTCCGTTTGTTCCACCCACCACCGCAAGACAGGAAACCAATGCTCGAACGCGAAGTCGAAAAAGCACTCATCCACCAGGTCCGCAAACACGGCGGAATCACCCCAAAACTCACCAGCCCCAACAACGCAGGCATGCCAGACCGGCTCATAATCCTCCCACCCGGAAAGGTCTGCTTCGTCGAACTCAAAGCCCCCGGCAAGAAACCCCGCCCCCTCCAAGTAAGGCAGATGGAACGCCTCACTCAGCTTGGCTGCATGGTCCGCGTCATCGACCACCCCAACCAAATCCAGGAACTCATCCATGAAATTCAAGCCGCATGACTACCAGCGCTACACCATCCAGTTCATCATCGACCACCCAGAGTCTGCGATATTTCTAGGAATGGGCATGGGCAAAACAATCTCCACCCTCACCGCCATCAACGACCTCATCCGAAACCGTTTCGAAACCCAGCGTGTACTTGTCATCGCGCCCATCCGCGTCGCCCGCGACACTTGGCCCGCAGAAATCCACAAGTGGGACCACCTGGAAGGCCTCGCCGTCAGCCCCATCATCGGTACCGCAAAGCAACGACAAGACGCCGCCAATCGTCGCGCCGACATCTATACCATCGGACGCGAGAACATTCCCTGGTTGGTGAAGCACCACGGTAACCGCTGGCCCTACGACATGGTCGTCATCGATGAACTCTCATCGTTCAAAAACCCGCAGGCGAAACGCTTCAAAGCCTTGAAGAAAGTCCGCCCCAAAATACAACGCATCGTAGGCCTCACCGGCACACCCGCCCCCAACAGCCTGCTAGACATCTGGGCACCATTCCGACTCATCGACAACGGCCAACGCCTCGGCAAGTACATCACCCACTACCGAGATCAATACTTCACCCCCGGCCGGCGCAACGGTGCGGTCGTCTACAACTGGAACCTACGCCCCGGCGCAGACCAAGCAATCTACGACAACATTGCCGACATCACCGTCTCCATGCGCACCACTGACTACCTCCAACTGCCAGAAGCCACCCACCAGCACATAACCGTCCAACTCCCCGCGAAGGCGCGCAAGCACATCGACACCCTCAAACGTGACCTCGTCCTGGACCTCGACGACGACACCATCGACGCAGCCAACGCTGCCACCCTGTCACTGAAGCTGCAGCAGCTCGCCGGCGGCGCCATCTACAACGAAGAAGGTAATGACTACATCACCATCCATAATGAGAAGATCCAGGCACTAGCCGAACTCGTTGACCAAGCCCAGGGCAACCCGATACTCGTCTGTTACTGGTTCAAGCACGAGCGCGACCGCATCCTCAACTCCATCCCGGGCGCGCGCGTACTCGACACCCAGCGGGACTTTGAGTGCTGGAACGCAGGCCTCGTCCCCGTCGCCCTCATCCACCCCGCATCCGCGGGCCATGGCCTCAACCTTCAAGACGGGGGCCACATCATGGTTTGGTACACCACTCCATGGTCACTGGAGCTCTACGAGCAAGCCAACGCCCGCTTGCATCGGCAGGGACAAACTGAGCCCGTCAGCATCATCCATATCGACACCGCTGACAGTATCGACCAAACCGTTCACCAGGCACTTACCCGTAAAGACACCACGCAGCAAGCACTCATTACAGCCGTTAAGGCCCAACTCGAGGAGGCAGCATGAAACAAGTAGACGAATTCCACCTACGTGATACCGCCCGCGAGCTTGCAGAGCTCTACATCGAAATGCACGGACTGAAAGACACCACACCTAACCCGCCGGAGGTCAAGACCAGAAACAGCATCAAAGGGCTGGGGCCGAAGTCGCCTGGTAACTGGCTATGGGTGCACCGATACGTGGAGATGGAGCAGAACCTCCGCGAGCTCTGCCTCAACGCCTTCGGTACCGACGGCATCAACGTGCGCATCCAAGAATCTGACTTCACTGCACCACGCCTATGCGGTCTCATCGCCTGGCATGCGCAGCCACTGTCCGAACTGGACTGGGCGGCGGACTTATTGCAGGAGCTTGAGGACCAGGCGCGGAAGATGAACCGCTGGGTTAACCCGACTGACCAGGCTGACGCGCTGCTGCGGAGTGCGAGGGTGAAGCGGCATCTAGTTGACAAATATGGCCCACAACTTGACACAGGCCAAGAATGACATGCTACGCTAGCGCTAACGAAAGACCCCCGGCAAGCGCTGGGGTTTTTGTCGTTTTACATAGGTCTTACCGCCACCCCTCATCCCCATTGCAAGAGTTGAGTGGTTTCGAGCAACACCCGAGGGGCGCAGGCCGCCAGCTCACGACTGGAGTAAGACACAAAGAAGTAGGGGAGGTGACCATGGCTCTCATCGTCATCACTGGCCCGCCGGCGGCAGGCAAGACCACCTACGTTGCCGAGCATGCGAAGCCTGGCGATATCCGCATCGACCTAGACCACTTCGCCAATACTCTCGCAGGTGAAGACATGGGCAACCATGAGCACGCGGCGCACATCCTCACCGTGGCTAAAGCAGCACGGCAAGCAGCTATAGACGCCGCAATCAAACAGGACGCCACTGTGTGGCTTATCCACACCAAGCCCACGCCTAAGCAGCTGGGCAACTACCGCGACCTGGGCGCGACCATCCACGAAATCAACCCAGGTAAAGACGTGGTCATGAAACGCTGCAAGCAAGAGCGGCCCAAAGGCTCACTCATCGCAGCCGCCAAATGGTACGACACACACGACAAGGCGACCACGCATCAAAACCCCACCACCAAGAAGAAACCCAATTTTCGCGAACGTGGATACAGCTACCATGACCACGACCTGCCGCGAAAACGCCTACTCATCGCACTAAAAGACGGATCGCCATGCTGGTGGTGCGGACTACCGATGCACAAAGACAAAAAGAGGAATTGGGACGGCTGGGCGCTTGCTGCAGACCACTCCAACCCGCACGGCGCGAAAAACGGTGAGAAGCCTGACCGGCTACTGCATGGTCGGTGTAATTCACAGCGCCAGGATGGACGCTATGACAAGCGCAGACCAGCGTTGACTGGAAAGCACCCATCGGAGCCGCTAGCCCCACAGACAGGCCAGCAGGCACCGCCCCGTCCCCAGCAGAGCGGCGTCGCCGCGGCATTCGTCTGGAAATAGACCGGGTGGCCAGAATCTTAGGCCGTATCCCCAGCGTGCCCCTACCCTCATGACGCCGAGCACGAGGATTTTTTACACTCGGCCCAAAAGTTTCACTGACCAGCGTTAATGGAGGTTGGGATGATGGGGGAAGCCAACGAATTAGAGCATTTGGAACACCTCTACGAAATGGAGACATTCGAGCGCGGCGGACGTGACCTCTGGGAGCACATGAACGACCCGCGAGACCCCGCAGACGTTACCGCCCTGGTCGTGGAATCATGCCGCGTCAAAGACCGCCTCGACCGTCTACACCGCATCTCTACGCGTGATAACCGTGAATGGGGGCGACTGTTACCGACGGAAATGGAGGGCGAGTTCGTTCTCAAGATAGGGGATGTTCTGCGCGAGCAGCGGCAGACGGAAACCGTGTTCAAGCAGTTGATTGCGGAGATTGCTAGGAGGCGCAGTGAGTACGACGACGATGGAGAGGACGAAGAGGGAGGATTATCCGACCTGTGATGACTTCCCGTCGTTGTCGGGTAAGCAAACGCCGCTGAATCTCCGTGAGGCTCCCGGCATTCATGAGCATGGGCGCAAGAACATTGAGCTGTCTCGGCGTGTTGGGCTTACGGCGTTTCCGTGGCAGTGTCACGAAATTAACGCTATTAACGCTACGAACCAGGATGGTACGTGGGTGCATTCGGATGCGGTGCTTATCTGTCCGCGTCAGAACGGCAAGTCACTGTTGGTCGCGCTCATCGTTCTTTACCGCATCTTTGTCCTTGGTCAGAACGTGCTGTTTACTGCTCAGCAGTGGGAGACTGCGAAAGATCTGTGGGAGCAGACGTGGAAGATTGTTCGTGGTCGTAAGTTCATGTCGAAGCTGGTCACGTCGAAGACGTGCTCGCAGGGGCGTGGCACTATCTTCCTCTCTAACGGCGGGCGCGTCGTGTTTACTACCCGCTCTCAGGATGCAGGGCGTGGTTTGACCAAGGTCGACCTACTTATCTACGACGAGGCCTACAATCTGACGGACTCGGAGATGGCGGCGCTGGCGTTCCTCGTCCAGGCGGCGGACGACCCGCAGGTATTCTTCATGTCTTCGTCGGTGCACCGTGACTTCCCGCAGCACGCGAATGGCCGTGTGCTTTCGTCGATGCGTGAGCAGGCGCTGACGGAGTTCGATGAGAGTGAGCCGGTGTACTTGTCTGAGTATGCGGCTCCGGAGGATATGGACCCAGAGGATGAGCAGACTTGGCGGGTGGCTAATCCGTCGTATGGTGTGATTTCGAATGCGAAGAAGATGCGCAAAATCATGCGTCGTATGAACACGGAGGAAGGTCGTATCAACTTCGGTGTCGAAGCGCTTGGCTGGGGCGAGTGGTTCACACTCAAGGACTTGGATGATTTCACGCCGATTGTGGATCCGGATGTGTGGGACTCGTTGGCTGGCGCGCCGGAGGGAGTGACTGTGGATAACGTGGTTGCGGTTGATACGACGCCTGATGGTGAGAATGTGGCGTTGGTTGCCGCGGTGCGGCTAGGCGATGGGCGCGTGTTTTTGTCTTTGTCGCCGCATGAGAAGTTTGAGCGTGAAGTTCTTGTGGAGTCCGTGTGTGCGTCGATTGATGCTAACGACCCGTTGGCGTTGGTGCTTGATGGTTCCGGCCCGGTCGCGACGCTGATTGACCCGCTTGAGCATTCTGGTGTGGAGCCGGAGGTGTTGACGGGCGGCAAGGTTTCTGCGGCCTATGAGTTGTTCTTGCGGATGATTGCCGAGCGGCGGATTGTTCATGATGATGATCCGCGTTGGGCGGCGGCGTGGGCTGTGGCTGAAGAACGCGCCACGTCGCGTTACCGCAGCCTGGACCGTTATAAGGGTAATGTTTCCACCTTGAATGCCGCGGCGTTTGCAGTGTGGGGGCTGCAGGAGTTTTCAATCCCGGAGGAAGTGGACGTAAAGCAGAAGAAGCGTTATGTCGGTGCAGCTGTTCCGGTTGAGTCGGTGGGGGTGCCGAGTGTTGCGGCTATTGATTTTTAAGGAGGTGTGGTGATGGAGCCTATTGTTCGTCGTGAGGTGGGGGCTGCGCGCACGGTGTCGAATACTGCATTGGCGGAGGATAACTGGGCCTTGCGGTTCCCGGCGTCGTCTCGCGTGTTTGCGAAGATGGGGCGTGAGGACGCGCAGGTGAAGTCGGTGTTGCGTGCTGTGATGCTGCCGATTCGTCGTGCGACGTGGTACTTGGAGCCGAATGGTGCACCTGATGAGGTCGTGTCCTTGGTTGCTGAGGATTTGCGAATGCAGGTTAAGGGTGAGGACCCTAACAAGCCTGTGGCGGCGCGTACGGGCCGCGTGTCGTGGGAGAAGCACCTGGAGGATGCGCTGCGAGCTCTGCAGTTTGGGCATATGTTCTTTGAGCAGGTGTATGCGCCGGGGCGTGATGGTCGTGACCATTTGGTGAAGTTGGCGCCGCGTTGGCCGGGCACGATTACTGATATTCAGGTTGCGGCTGATGGGGGTCTAGCGTCAATCAAGCAGCGGGCCGCGGCGGGCGTGAAGAATGCGGAGTCGGTGGAGATTCCAGTCTCGCGCCTTGTCGGCTATGTCTTTGATGATGTGGGCTCCCAGTGGATTGGGCAGTCTGTGCTGCGGCCGGCTTATAAGCACTGGAAGCTGCGCGATGAGCTTTTGCGCATGGAGCTTAATGCCATTGACCGGAACAGCATGGGTGTGCCGGTGTATGAGGGGTCGGAGCTTGCTTTGGACCCTGATACGGATTTGAAGAACGGGCAGAAGATTGTTCAGTCTTTTCGTGCTGGTAAGTCGTCTGGTGCTTCGATTCCGGCTAAGGCGAAGCTGTCTTTGGTTGGTGTCAGTGGTCAGGTGATGTCGCCTCGGGAGGCGATTACTTATCACGACAACATGATTGCTAAGAGCGTGTTGGCGCACTTCCTGAACCTCGAGGGCAAGGGAGGCTCCTATGCTCTGGCGGAAACTCAGTCTGACCTGTTTATCCAGTCTTTGCAGACCACCGCCGAGTGGATTGCTGATGTCGCTACCCAGCACGTGGTGGAGGACTTGGTGCGTGTGGCGTTTCCGGAGCATGACGGTTTGATGCCGCGCATCACCCTGGACCCGATTGCGTCGAAGAAGGAAATCCAGCCGGGCGACCTTGCGCAGCTTAAGAACGCCGGCCTCATCCTGGCGGATAAGGACCTTGAGGAGGACCTACGCCGCCGCTATGTGCTTCCTCCGAAGCAACGGTTGACGGATGCGCTGCAGTCGAAGAAGGACCTGCAAACACTCGAGGAGCAATTCGGGGTCACGTTGAGTTCTCAGGATGAGGTTCCTACTGATTCTGCCCTTGCCACGTTGAAGAGCTTAAGGAGTAACCCTTGAACGAGATTCTCATGTATGGGCCTATTGGGCCAGATTTTTGGGAACCTGAGAATGCGATTACTGCGAAGTCGGTGATGGCTCAACTCTCCGAAATCTCCGGTGACGTAACGGTGCGCATTTCATCTGGTGGTGGTGATGTGTACGAAGGCATTGACATCATGAACGCCCTTAAGGGCTATGACGGTGAGGTCACGGTGATTGTGGAATCACTGGCCGCGTCTGCCGCATCGTTCATTGCGGTCGGTGGTGCTGACCGCGTACTCATGCGGGAGTCGTCGGAGCTCATGATCCATCGTGCGTGGACGTTTACCGACGGCAACGCGGATGATGTGCGCAAGACGCTGGAAGACCTGGAGCGGCAGGACAGCAAGCTTGCCCGCATCTACGCCGGTAAGGCCGGTGGTGAGGTACAGGACTGGTTGGACGCGATGAGCGCGGAGACCTGGTACACGGCGGAGGAAGCTGTGGCGGCAGGCTTGGCAGATGGGATTGTGGCGGAGAAGTCGTCCGCTCCGGCGCCGTCGGCGTCGTTGGCGAAGCGTCGTTTCAAGTTCGCTAACCGGGCTGCGGCTCCGCCGCCGCCTGTCACCCGGTCGGAATCGGGGGACATGACATCTAAGCCCAGTGATGGGCAGATTGGAGACAAGATGAGTATCTTGAATCAGCTCGCCAAGGAGCTGGGCAAGACGCCGGAGGACGTGCAGAACGCACTCTCCGGCTTTTTTAATGAGACCGTTCAAGTCAACACCGAAGTGGAGATTTCCTACCCGGAGGGCACACAGGTCGTGCCGACGGGTAAGGCAACTATCACCCCGGTTGGCGACGTGCCGACTGGGCTGTCGTTCGCCCTGGGCGAGGTTGCCGAGGGGTGGTCCGCTGAGGTTGCCGAAGATACCGGTGTTATTACCGTGACTGCGCCGAACTCGGAGCCTGGCGAGCAGGTCTCCCTGACCGTCACCGTCCAGTCTGGTGAGGGTGAGCCGACCGAGCTGACCACTGGAGTCATGGTTAAGGCTGCTGCCGATGATGAGGGCGAGCCGACATCTGTGGAGCCGGCCGCGCCGGGTACCCCGGGTGAGCTTGGTGGAGACACTGTCTCTCTCGACAGTGAGACTTATGCGGAGCTCAAGGCTGCTGCCCAGTTCGGTTGGAAGGCGATGGAGAAGGACAAGGAGTCCAAGCTTGTCGCCGAGGTTGATGGATGGGTTAAGGATGGTCGCATTTCCGCATCTCGTCGTGCGAAGGCTGTGGCTGCGATGAAGCGTGACCCGCAGACCGCCCGTGACCTTTACGGCTCCAATCCGAAGGGCACTATCCCACGGGCTGAGTTGGGTTACGGAGTCGATGACACCGCCGACGGAGAGCCTGACATTCCAACCCGAGAAGACCTGTACAAGCGTGCCGAAGAACGCCGGGCCACCCACAAGTAACCACATTCCGATAAGGAGAAAACATGTCGAATCCTACTTTCCGCAGTGGCCCGATTACCTTCGAGGCCGCTACGAAGCTCGAGAAGTTCCGTCTTGTCGCCGTCGCTGACGGCAAGGTCCAGCATGCTGCTGCAACCGGTGGAGTGTTTGGTGCGGTCACCGAAAAGGCAGACCCGAACAACAATGCACTGCCGACGGACATCGCCGTCCACATTGGCCCGGCGTCCGTGAAGCTCGAGGTCGATGGTGGCGACGCCACTGCAATCAAGGCCGGCGCCGCGGTGTTTGCCGCAGCCGACGGCAAGGTTGCTGCTGAAGGCACCGTCCAGGTGGGTGTCGCCGCCTGGGATGGCGAAGGTGACCGCGTGCTGACCACCTTGACCACGCCGATTGCCAACAGCTAATCGTCAACCCATACACAAGGAGGGGTCGTAAATGACCACTATCAATTCTGCATTTGACCGCATGTCCGGTCTCACGGTTGACGAGATGCTCGCCAACCCCACTATCCTTCCGGAAATCTTCCGTGAGTCCTTCGAGGGAGAAGAGGCACACCGTCTGTTCTTCCGCACTATCCCGTCCGCATCGAACGTGGTCGGCTACTACGAGGCGCAGGCCAACTTCCTCGAGGACGACGTTCAGAACGTCGCCGAGTTCGGGGAAATCCCGGTCTCCGACCCGACCGGCGCCGAGTTGCAGACCCTTAAGCTCGCGAAGAACGGTATCGGTATCCGTGTTTCCTGGGAGCAGCGCAACGATAACGACGTTGATGCTGTCCAGCGTGAAATGGTATCTCGCCAGAACACTTTGCGTCGTAAGGATGGCCGTGATGCTCTCGCGGCACTGTCCGCTGCAAAGATTCAGACGTTTGCTGCCACTACTGCCTGGAACCAGGAAGGCTCCAACCCGGCTTCTGACATGCTCGACGCGATTGAGCTCATCCAGGGCGCCGAGGACATCAATGGCAATTACTTTGAGTATGAGCCGGATGTGTTGTGGATTAACCCGATGACGTTGACTGCGCTTAAGCGCAATGCTGAGGTACAGAAGCTCTACATCGGCGACATGGCTCACGAGAACCCATTGTTTACCGGTATTGCTGCGGAGCCGTTGCTGTTCGGCAACCTTCAGGTTGTTAAGGATTTCACCGTCCCGAAGGGTGAGGCTTTCCTTGGCGTTGAGGGCATTTCCGGTTTCATGGCGCAGCGTGAGGACCGCAAGGTCACTGATTTCTACCCGGAGCGTGGAGATTCTCAGCTCGGTGGTGCGAATATGTCGTTCCGTTCGGATGCTGTTCATCGTCGTGGCTTCGGTGTGGATAATCCGAAGTCGGTTGTGAAGCTGACGGGGTTGATGTCGTAATGGTGCGCGTGACCTTGGCTAAAGGCTGTCGCCTGCCGGGTCACCCGGTCAGGCCAGCGGGTTACACGATGGACGTGAGCCAGGACATTTTCGACGAGTTCGCACCCCGTGGCTTCTTCGTCAGTGATACTGGCGATGAGCCAGAACCTGTGGAACCAGTTTCTGAGGAGACCGCCCCGGTGCCGGTGGACGATGAACCTGCAGATGAGGTAAAGCGTCCTGCAAAGACGGCACCGGTGGACGCATGGCGTAAGTACGCAAAGTCCATGGGCGTGGAGGTCAAGGGCTTGTCGAAGCAGGAGATTATCGCGGCGACGCAGTAAGGAGGCCTGCTCATGGAGATTTCGGTTCCCGAGATTGAATCGCGCCTCCCGCGCCCATTGTCGGCAGATGAGCGTCCCCGCATGAAGGCGCTTCTTGATGATGCGGTGGAATATCTCGAGGTGGAGTTTCAGAAGTGTGGGTGCTCGCTTGATGCGGCGTTGGCACGAACTCCGTGGCTTGAATCGGTAGTACGTCGCGTCATTCGTGAGATGGTGTCTGCAGCTGTACTAGTAGGCCCCAATGTGGGTATGCGGTCGGCATCATCTACGACGGGCCCGCAGTCAGATTCCATCACATTTGCCGATGTTGATTCCGTTGGTTGGGGTGGTGTCCGGTTGACTCCGGCGCAGCGTCTCGACTTAGGGTTGTGTATGCCAGGTGGTGCGCGGGGTAAGTTCCCGCGCCCGGCTTACTGGCCGGAGAGGATCTGCTGATGTTTCCTGACCAGCATGGCGAGACAATCAAACTCCTAGGCGAGCCGCGTTACTCCGATTATGGGAAGCTCCTTGGTAGAGAGGTTATCGGCACGGTTGAGCATTGTGTCATCGGCCCTGCCGGAGATTCAGAGGTCTCAGATGATGGCTATTTCACTGCGGACGTAAATCGTCTTCAGGTATTCGCCCCGCCGGGGACGGTAATAGAGGACCGGGCGCGGGTAGATATTCGTGGCCGTGTCTACATCGTTGAGGCGCGTGGCTTTGACTACTCGCTGGGTAGGCGGCCCATTGTGGCGCGTCACCGTCCGAAGGTTGTGTTCACGGCTGTCGCGGCGGAGGTGTCCGACGATGGCGAAAGCTAAGTATTTTCGCCCGTCTTTTCATTGGAATGATGGGGCATTTGAGAAGCTGCTGGCGCAGCCGGAGGTCGTCGAACAGGCACAAGCTGCGGCGGAGAAAACATCGCAGATTGTGCGGGCCGCGTGGCCTTCCGACAAGAAAGAGCTGACACCGGACACGCCGGGTTTCAAGCACGGCTCGCAGTCTGAAGTGTTCAATGTCGAAGTTGGTGCTGGGCGTAATGGTCGTCAGCGTGCCGTCTTGCTCATTAACCATCCCTACGCGGTGGCTTTCGAAGCCCGGCTAGGGGCTATCACGAATGCGATTCATGCGGCGGGATTCCAGATGAACCAGCCGGGAGCGTAAGGGGAGGTGCCTGATGGACTCGATTGCTGGGTTCCTTTTCTCACAGGACCCGGCCCAAAAGCTGTACGCGCAGCTGCGGCGGGCAATCCCCTCGGAGGTGACGGTGTGTGAGCATTCGTTACCGAAGGGGTGGAACCCGACGATGGGGGCTGCTGTTGTGGTTGCCGATGGGGCACCGCAAACCCGGGATACCGGGCATGACCGCACTTTGGTGCGGGTGACTGTTCATGCTCCGACGTTTGCCATTGCGCGGCGGCTGGGGCGAAGTATCAACGAATATTTGCTCAGCCCTATGGGTGGGCTGGGCCTTTCCATTTCCAGAACCCGTTCGACTGGGGTCATTGTTGGCCCAGACAGTCTCAAGGGCGGGTACGTCGCCACATGCTCCTATAGCTGTGGCACCACACGAAAGGTTGTATAAACAATGGCGAAGAAGCGTACTGCAGGACTGAACATTCGAGTCCTCGAGGACAAGGAAGTCCTCATGCACTTCGGGGAGAACCCCGCAATCGACACCCAGACCGGCACTTTCGGCCCTGGCTGGCACTCTGCAGGTCTCGAGCCGAACGATTCCACCTGGAACGAAGCGCGAAACGTGGATTCCAACAAGACACCGCTCACCGGTGGACAGTCTTCAACGTCCTACACCGCAGGCGACGTCAACGGCTCCGTTGACCTGATTCCAGGTTCCCCGGTCCTCGACTATATCGAGTGGCCGGACACCGTCAACCAGGACTCTGTGCTCTACCGCAAGCACACCAACAAGGTTGCCCAGGCGTATGTCGCCCGCGTCCACAAGTTCCAGTCCGGAATCATGGGAATCAAGGTTTCCCGCGAGAAGGCAAATCTCACTGTTCCGGACCGTAACCAGGGCAACGACCCGACCCCCCACACCCTCAACATTGACTATGTCAACGGTGATGATGAGGTCATGTTCGAGGAAAACTACTACCTGATTACGGAGGATTCTGTTGTGAAGGTTGAGAAGAAGATCTTCCAGGACATCGATGACCTCGAGTCCAAGATCGACTCTGGTGAGGCATTCATCCCGCAGGGTGGCGAGAAGGGCACCGTGTACGTCAAGGCCACCGATGATGTAGACAAGGACGTCGACGGTGTGGACCTTACCGAGTTTAAGGACCCGGAGACTGGTGAGCCGGCCGAGGTAGATGGCGCTAATACTGGTGACCCTGCCGCGTAAATGTTTCGGCGGGCACTTTCACCGTGACCGCTGATTCCACCACGATTCCCGTGGCCTAACTGTTACGTCGGTAAATCTGCTGGGGGTGACGTCCCCAGCTCTCTGCTGGTGTAGCTCATTGGAAGAGCGCTGGCCATAAGGATTCAAGAATGCCGGGCCGCTGCAGGTTCGATTCCTGCCACCAGTACTCGGCGTTTTCTTCTCATCTTCGGGTGGTCCCTGAGAAGAAAACGCCTTTAAACATTCATCTGGGACCACCTTGTCATACCTATTGGAGGGACCACGCATGACTGCACGAAAGACCACTAGCAACAAGGTGGAAGTTGCCGAGAACACCGACGAGAAGACCACGACCGCGCAGGAGGCCACGACAGTGGAGACCATCGAGTTCCCTGTCACTCTCGCCAACGGCAACAAAGTCACCCTAGAAGCCATTAAGAACACTGAGGACATGGATTTCGACTTGCTCGAGCACGCGCAGCGCGGCAACTATGCCGTGTTCCTCGCCGGTGCTCTTACAGCTAAGTCTCGTTTCCTGCTCAAGAACGCGGGCGCAAAGGTTCGCGATTATGAGACGGTGTCCACCGCCTATGGCGAGGCTATGGGCGCGGTAGACAACACCATCGACCACGAGGACTAGCCTGTGCTGCCCCTAGAACTTGATGCGACGGGGGCACGCACCGTCAAATTCGATGTTCGCCTAGGGTCAGGACGCACAGTCCATCTTGAAGCTGTCGCTGACCCCGTTATGGCAGGATTTAACTCCGCTATCGAGCTTTTCCGCGGTGCAGAGATAGAACTGAATTTCCTGACTGATAAGGCAAAAATGGCCTGGGTATTAGCATTCCCCAGGCCTGGGGACGTGCGGCGCCTAGTCGAATCATGGCTCGAGGCGATAGGAATTAACCGTGAAAGAGTCGACGTGCTCTTTGGAGTCGTTGACCATCTGGAGCTGGTCGAAGCTGACTTACAAAAGTTTTACAGTCTGGATTTAGGTAGCTGGCCTAGGGGTGAATTGTCGACCAGGCGTCTTGCCGTGCTCATCGAAGGGCTACGGCATCGTCCGGATTCACTGTTTTGGGCTGAGACTCAAAGCGAATTCGACCCGATGAGTACCGAGGCCGTCATTCTTGCCGGGATTTTTGGCGCACTCACGGGGGAGCCGCACCCGCTTCTTATGGCTCGGAAGAACCGCGAGGAGGTCGCCCAGAAGGCCGCGGCGATGGAGCGCATGACAGCGCGTGGCTTAACAGCAGGGGATTAATACAAAAGGAGATTTTCACAATGTCAGATAATGCTCTGGGCTGGGTATCCGTCCCATTCGTCCCCGTTTTTGATGGGATTACCCAACGCATTGAAAAGGGCATGGTGAAGCCCATGACCGCGGGGTCTAAAAAGGCTGCGGATGCGGTACAGAAGACCGCGGATGACATGGTGAAGTCTCTGGAACGACAGGCTGCCGCATCTAAGAAAAAGGTCGATTCCCTTGGTAAGGCTGCGGAGGATGCCGCTGGCAAGGAGGAGGTGGCCCGCCGGAAGGTGCAGGCGGCCATCGCTAAGCAGAAAGCCGCGGAAGAGGACTACCAGAAAGCGTTAGCCAAGGGGGAGTCCGGCTCAAAAGAGCTCTCTAAGCTCGAGGATGCCAAGGCAAAGGTCACTGAAGCGACGATTAAGGCGAAGAAGGCGGAGCAGGACTCTACCGATGCGCAGAAGAAAGCCAAAGACCAGGCCGAGGACTACGCAAAAACAGTCGGCAAGCTTGAGGATGCGCAGAAGTCTGCAAAGGATGAGGAAGACCGTCATAAGGGTGTTCTGGGCGGTTTGCGCAAAGAGATGGATAAGGCGAAGGCCGCAGCTGATGAAGCGGGAACCTCGTTTCACGATATTGGCGCCAAGCTAAAGACCGGCATGGCTGCCGCGGCCGGTGCTGTGGCCGGTGGGCTTGCGGGCCTTGTCAAGGTCGGAACGACTTTCGACAACACGTGGGACACGGTGCGCGCTGGCACTGGTGCCACGGGTGAAGCATTCGAGGCGCTCAAGGAAAACATTCGCAACGTCGCGAAAGAATCTGTAGGCGTTGGTGGAGACTTCGAGGCTATTGGCTCGACCGCCGCGGATTTGAATACTCGCCTAGGGCTGACCGGTAAGCCGCTCGAGGATATGACGCGGTCGATGATGCAGCTGCAGGAGCTGGGCGTCGACGCGGATATTAACTCGTTGTCTCAGGCTATGAACGGCTTTGGCGTGGAGGCTGAGGATATGCCGGCCATGCTGGACAAAATGTTCCAGGTGTCGCAGGCTACGGGTTTGTCGGTGTCTGAGCTTGCAAACTCCGCGGTGAAGGCCGGCCCGTCGTTGCGTGGCTTTGGCTTCGACATGGCTGATTCGGCTGCCCTGGTCGGACAGATGGATAAAGCTGGTCTTGATGCGGATAAGACGTTGCAGTCGATGCAGCGCGCTCTCGCGGAGTTTGCTTCCGAGGGGCGTGATGCGCCGGAGGCGTTGAAAGAAACGATTGGCAGTATCGAGGAGCTTATCAACGCGGGTGACGAAGCAGCTGCGATTGATATGGCCTCAAATATCTTCGGCACTCGTGGAGCTGCGCAATTTGTGGATGCCGTTAAGACCGGCACGCTGTCGGTAGACGATTTCATGGCGGCGACTGGTGCGACATCGGACACGATTAATGGTGTTGCAGAGGAAACTGCCAGTTTTGCGGAGAAGTGGGATCAATTCAAGCTGAATGCGCTGGCTGCTTTGGAGCCGGTGGCGTCTAAGATTTTTGACTCTATTGCTCCCGCGATGCAGCTGGTCATTGATAAGGTCATGCCGTTGGCGGCGTCTTTTGCGGAGCAGCTCGGCCCGGTGCTTGAGGATGTTGTCGGTAAGCTCACCTCGCTTGGTGAGTGGATACTCAAGAATAAGGACTACTTGGTCCCCTTGCTTGCTGCAGTGGGTACTGCGATTGGCTTGTGGAAGGCGTGGGCGCTCGGTATGACTGCCGTGACCACGGCGCTTAAGCTCGCTAAGGCTGCCCAGGAAGGCATGAACCTTGCGATGAAGGCCAATGTTATTGGCATTGTTGTAACGGCGATTGCTGCTTTAGCTGCTGGTCTTGTGTGGTTTTTCACTAAGACGGAGACGGGGCGTGAGCTTTGGGAGAAGTTCACCGCGGCGTTGGTTGACGGCTGGCAGTGGGTGTCGGAGAAGTTCTCCGAGGTATGGGGTTGGATTCAGAACAATGTTCTCAACCCCATGGTGGATCTCTTTCAGAACGTACTTTGGCCGGCTATTCAGTCCGTTATTGGTTGGATTGGTGAGAAGTGGACCTGGCTGTCTGAAACACTGTCCACCGTGTGGAGCTGGATTTACGACAACGTCATTCAGCTCATGGTTGATGGTTTTAACCGACTCTGGGACGCGGTATCTGCAGTCGCCGGCTGGATTTCTGACAAGTGGAACTGGCTATACGGCGTCCTGTTGAATGTGTGGAACTGGTTGGATGAGAATGTCATCCAGCGTCAGATTCAGGGTTTCCACCTTATGTGGGATGCCGTCCTCGCCGTAGCTGGATGGATTGCTGATAAGTGGCAGTGGATGGCAGACCGTCTACGCGATGGTTGGGTATGGATTGATGAGAATGTCTTCAGTCCATTAAAGAGCGGTCTTGACACGGTTAAAGGCTGGTTCTCCACCGCTGTGGATGCCATTGGTCAGATTTGGGATGGCATCAAAGAAAAGACCAAGGCCCCGGTTCAGTTCGTGGTGGACGTCGTCTACAACAGCGGCATTCGCAAGGCGTGGAACGCGGTCGCGGGCCTCGTCGGCCTGGATAAGCTGAAGGAAATTAAGTTCGCGACCGGCGGTATTCTGCCCGGCTACACCCCTGGGCGTGACCCGTACACCTTCATCGAGCCGCGCACCGGTATGCGCATCGGACTGTCTGGTGGTGAAGGCATCCTGCGCCCGGAGGCGACCCGCGCCCTCGGCAAGGACTGGCTGGACAACGTGAACGCCGCTGCCCGGCAGGGCGGCGTGGAGGGCGTACGAAACCGCCTGAAGCACTCCCACTTCGCTAGCGGTGGCGTTATAGACCTGGGCAATTTCGCCAAGGGCGGGTTCACCAATATTGCTGGCGCTCTGTCTGCTATCCAGCAGTCGCATGCGAAGTTCGTGTCCCGATTCTTTCCTGGGCTGTTTACGCTGACCTCGGCGTCCCGTAGCGAGCCGGGCTCGATGCATGATTTCTCTCGTGCAGCAGCAACCGACTGGCAGGCGTCGGATGGTCAGTATGCGACGCAGATGCCTACCCCTGCGTCGAAGGCGCTGGCTAGGGCGATTCACAAGAATTTCCCGAACACCACCCAGCTGATTCACCACCCGCTGGACGGTTGGCAGAACCTTCTGAATGGTGCTCCTTTTGACTATGGTGCAGGGACTAATTCCCAGCATGGTAATCACGTCCACTGGGGTACAAACTCTCCGCTCCGCTTCGATGGTGACGACATTGTCCTGGACGACGTGCCTGGCGGCACCTCTTATAACCCAGTTTCGATGGTTAAATCTCTATGGGACTCGGCAATCAAGAAGATCGGTAGTTTTCCGGGGGCTGACAACTTCGGTGATTGGGGCAAGCTGCCCGGCGCGTACCTCAAAACGATGGCTGAGTCTGCCTGGAACTTCATTAAGGAAAAGGCCGACAAGCTCAAGTCTGCTTTTACTGGTGGCGGTGCTCGTAACGTCCAGGAGTGGGCTCCGGCTGCTACTGAGGCGCTTCGCCGAGCTGGCTACGATAACTCTGCGCTGCAGGCCATGCTGGAGCAGATTGCTATCGAGTCAAACGGCGACCCGAATGCGGTCAACAACTGGGACGACAACGCGGTGAAGGGTACCCCGTCGGGCGGTCTGCTGCAGGTCATCGAACCGACATACCGGGGCATGCGCAACAAGTACCCGGAGGCCTTCGAGGGCTTGCCAGATAACCGCATGGACCCAGTCACTAACATGACCGCGGCTCTTTTGTGGACGAAAACCAAGTATGGTGGGCCATCTAATGTGTGGCCAACCCGAGGCGGTTATGCCTTGGGCGGTGTTATCGATTTGCCGAAGCTGTTTGACCAGGGAGGTTGGCTGGAGCACGGCAAGTCTGCTGTGAACCTCTCCGGCAAGCCAGAGCCGGTGCTCAACTTCGACCAGTGGAAGATGGTCGCTCAGATGATCCGTTCTGGTGCGTCCATGGGTGATGTCGTGCGCGAGCTCGGGCGCCTGGTTCCACAGCTGAAGCAGCAGACTGAGGTGTTCGCTCGGTTTGCTGACAATGCGCAGGCGTGGATGGCTAAGGCCGGTGATTACAACAGCATTGAGGGCATTAATGCCCGTCAGGGTGTGCGCCGCATGCTGGACCTTGGCTTGGATTTGCCGGGGAGTGACGTCATCAAGACGGTTCTTGATGGTGAGGAAGCACTGTGGGATTCTCGCGCCCGCGCCACTAAGAACCTTGACACCATCGTCGAGAAGGAAAAGGCGCTGGAGGAGGCACGAAAGGCTGCATCCGATCTCATGTCTGGGCCTGAGGGAATGTCTAAGTCAGATAAGCGCAAGCTAGATGACGCGCAAAAGGCTGTTGATGAGGCTAAGGCTAAGCAGGCTGAAGCTGATTCGGATGAGAAGCGTGCTAAGGCCGCTGACAAGGTTGCGGATGCTGAGGAGAAGCTGAAGCGAGTTCGTGAGGATATTGATGAGCATTCTGAAGAGAATGCGAAAAAGCATGCTGAGGAGGTGAAAAAGGCTAACGAGGAGGTTTCTAAGGCGGAGCAGGAGCTGGCGACAGCTCGCCGTAAGCAGGCCGAAGACCTCGACAACGTTGTTCTCATCTCGCAGCAGCAGATTGAGAGTCTCATTCCGCAGGCGGAGGCCCTGGCCTCCAAGCTTGTCGGCATGGGCGCCCCGGCCGGTGCTGTTGGTGCCGGGCTGGACATGGTGGTGGGCAAGCTCGCCAGCATTGCCGGCCTGGCTGGCCCGACTGGCCTGACCCTGGGTATGGCAATGGACATGCTCAAGGTCGGCATCGGCATCATCAAGTCCATCGTGGGTGCGATTGTGGATTTGATTCACAGGATTCAGGATGCGCGCATCGCCGCGGTGAAGACCTTGGCCGATGGTCTGCAGGTTGTTGCTGATTACGCTGAGCTCAACTTGCAGCTGCAGGCTAATGTGGCTGAGCTGCAGCAGCAGCTGGTGCGCGGGCTGAACGAGCAGCGTGTGGCCGCGTTCAACCTGGAGATTGCTAACCGCGACCGTATGGTGGCGGAAGCTGAGGGCATGTTGGCGATTGCGCAGGCCCGTATGAAGCTCGACGGTGAGATTGAGAAGGGCGCGAAAATCGCCCAACTCAAGATGATGGGACTGCACGAGGACTGGGACTCTTACAACGCGTTTCAGGCGCAGGTGGGGCGCGGCGTGCTGGCCCAATGGTCGGATGCTGCTCTGTCCGCCCTGTTCACGTATGAGAAGGCGCGTGCGGAGGCTTTCCAGAAGGAACTCAACGCTAAGCTATCTCAGCTGGAGGCTGAGTATGAGCTGGCGGAGCGTGTACGGCAGAACGCCCGCACTCAGGCTGATTTGATTACTGCGCAGGAGCGCGTGATTAAGATGGCCGCCCGCATTTCCGGCATGGACTTGGAGGGTGCTACCGGCCAGGCCCAGATTGCCAAGCTCATGGCCGAGATGGCCGAGAACCAGAAGAACCTGGATAACAATGTTTTCGGTCGCTGGGGCTACAAGCTGGGCGCGTCTGGGTCTCACGCCACGGAGTACCGAGGACAGCTGGCACGCCAGGAGTCCCTGCGCGCCGCGCTGGATGCGGTAGCACGTGAAACGAACATCAGTATTGATGAGGGCCGATTCGATAGCACTCTCAAGAAGATGTCCCGCACGTCGTTCCGTGGTGGTGACCCTATGTCGGTGCTGCGAAGCGAGATGCCAGAGTTGGTGGCTGCGGAAACTGCACTGAAGGTGCAGGAAACGATGAAACCGATCTGGGATATTCGTGACCAGAAGCGCGACATTGACCGCGCGTCTGAGGATTTCCGTGCTGAGGTGGATCACTTTGAGAAGACGCAGCCGCTGAAGGAGCAGATTAAGGGCTTGGATTACGCGATCCGTGGCCTGGAGGCTTCTTCGGCTGCGTTTGCTGAGGGTAATGAGAAGGTGCGCGGCGAGTATTTGGCTGTGGCGCGTGCTAATCAGGCTTCGGCGGAGTCTTTGGGTGTGCGGTGGAAGATGGACCCGCGCTACGCGAGTGCGCATGACCAGGTTCGTCGTGAGACGACGGTGGTGATGCGCGGGGATGAGATGTACACAGCCGACCAGGTGGATCGCCTGCTGGCGGATGTTACGTCTGGGACGAATGCGAGTGTGAAGACTCGTATCTCGTCGTCGTTGCTGGCTAATGCTCGTAGGAAGGAGCTTCGCTGATGGAAGTGACGTTGGTTACGGGTACTGGCGAGGAGTATCTGCTGACTGGGTCGGTGCATACGTCGAAGGTGCTGGCCCCGGTGGGCGCGTTGGTGTCGCTGACCGGTGAGGCTGAGAGGTCTGACCTGGCGGTGCCTGCGCGCTCTGGGGTAGTACCCGGCAAGCGTCGGTTTAAGTCGATGGATACCACGATTGAGTTTCATCTCGTGGCTGATAGCCATGAGGAGATGGAGGCGTTGTATTGGTCGTTTCGGCGTGCGTGGTTGAAGACTGTGGCTGCGAGGGATGCGGCCCCGTGTGTTTTCAGGATTGAGGGTGCGCGGGGTACGTATTTTGTTGACGCGGTGCTGGGAGGCGTGCTGCCTGGTGTCGATGTGGAACCGAGTCGTCGTTTGTCGATGCAGTTAGAGGTTCCGGTATTCAACTCGCGCGGGCTGGCTAGGTCGGTGGCGTTCCTCGAGAGGGGAAGCGTCACAGTTACGAATACGGGCGATGGTGTTATATACCCCAAAATCCGACGAAACGGGCGAACCGGAACACTCACATACCCATCCGGCGCCACCTCATACCTGACTGGCTACATGCCAGAGGTTATTGACACTGACCCGATGGTGCTGCGCGAGGACAAGGTATACCCCGAGGGCGTGGAGCGCGGGGATAGTGCGAGCTGGTCGCTGCCGTCTGGGATGCAACTGGAGTGGTGCCAGCTCGTAGCTGACCCATGGGGATAGAAGGGAGACCATAATGGCTACGGACTGGGCTGCTTGGCGTAAGCACGTCGACTACGTTGTCGACAAGCGTGACGTGTGGTACGGCATCGGCGACGGGGACGGTAATCCGCTATTCACCCTGCCGGAGCCGATTGATAAAGACACCCCGGACCAGTGGATGGAGTCGACTGACCTCGAGGTGACGTTCTCTGCCCGTGGCACGGATGGTGAGATTAACCGGTTGACGGATCTTCTCGTCATGTCGGCGCTGCGTGATTTCGACCCGTCTGGCAAGCTGCCCACCGCCCAGGGTGACTACATGCTGCTAGTCGCTTTTCCTGGTGCGGATGGGGTGGTACGCCGTGGTGGGATGATTACTCACGTGGAGGCCAGTGACACTGACAATGATGGGGTGCCTGCCGAAATCACCGTGCATGCCCTCAACATTATGGATGTGTGGAATACGATTCCTGCGGCGTCATGGCCTGCTGCATGGTGGGCCGCAACCCCATACCAAAACACGGGTGACGAGGCGGGAATCGTGTATAAAACACCCCGGCTCATGGCGAGAATTGAGCTGGCCACCCGCACCACGTTCACATGGAAGCACGGCCCAGCGGGGTTCGTCATCCGCCGCCTGGCGCAAGAATCACTCGACGCGACGATGATGACCCAACAGGACCCTGACGGGAAACGCTGGGTCGACGACCCGTACCACATCGTGGAAGTCCCGGAGACCGACCTATCACCCACCATCGACCTAGAGGCCAAAGACGGTTTCCTGTGGGAGACGGTGGCTGGCCAGGCAGAGAACGCCGGCCTGATTCTGGGTGCGTATTTGTGGTGGCCGGGGGATAAGCCGGTGCGCTCATGGAGCCTGGCGAAATCCCACATGGGCCCTGCTCAGGTGGATATTAGCCCCTCGCAGGGCGCGTCCCAGCGGCGGGTTATTACGCAGACTTTTAGTCACGCGATGATTGTGATGACTGTCAAGGAGGTGCAGTAAAAATGCCTACCCCGTATTTTGTGGCTGACGCAGCACAGGTGACTGTAATGCGGTCTTTGGCCTCCACAGCTTTCGGTACGTACGACCTGGTCTTGCCGGAGGGGATTGCGCTCGAGGACTTGTACGCCTTGGCTGCGCCTGGCAACAAACTGGGCTATGTGGCCGCGCTGGGCGGGGAGCGTGTGGGCGGTATGGCCCGCCGCTTCGTCCGCTCTGACGTGTCCATCACAACCGCGATGGGCGAGCAGGAACCTGCCACCAACGTGGAAGAAATCCTAGACGCTGCCGCCAAGCGCACCAGTGGCGATTTCTTCCTGGAGACGGACATCTCGAAGGCAGGACTGGGACCGTGGGTGCCGTTCAAGGATTTCCAGGTGGGGGACAAGGCCCGCGTGGAAATCTGGGGTACCGTCGTCACCCTGCCAATCACCCGTATCGACGACGACGTGGTGCATGTTGGTGGCCAGCTGGTCTCTGACGCTGACGCACGCCTGGCGGAGAATGAGATTGTACGCCGGGCCCTTGTGGACGACCGTCGAGACCTTTTCGGATTGGACGAGAAGATTGAGTCGTCGGTGTCGTCGGCAACGAAGGAGTGGGATGGTCGCCTTAATGACACGGCGTCAAGTCTCAATAACAATCTCGATGCTGCGACGAAGACGTGGAGCGAGCAGTTAAACTCCACGTCTACTGAGTGGCGAACCCAGCTCGAAGCTTTACAAGCCGGGTTCGTTCAAGACTATGGGGTGCTGGAGTCCCACCTAGAAGAAGCGATTGAGGACGCTGAAGCCCATAGCAAGAAGCTCGAAGCTTTGACCCGTGCTCTGCAGGGCGAGAACCAAGACCTGGACGCCGCATCCAAACTCGTCCTGCAGCGCATTCAGAATTTGACTGATACGGCAAACACGGCCGGGGACTGGGTGGCCGAGAACCAGGACGACGTCAACAAGGCGATCGCCCTGGCCTTGTCTGCGCAGGGTAAGTACAACGAGTTTAACGACATCAAGTGGTTCAAAGACTCGGAGTGGAAAGAACAGCAGATAAAAATTAACCAGTCGAACCTGCTTTTCCAGAAAATGCAGGAGCAGGTCAACGGCCTATACCGGGTCCAATTCATTGACCTGTATGAGTGGCGGAAGCAGGTTAACGACCTACAGGACGCGCAGGACGCGATTAACCTCGCGAACAGGAAATTCCAGGCCTGGCAGCAGAACTACAACGAAATGAACGACTACATCAACCAGGTTCAAAATAATGTTCTGCGAAGGTTGAGCAATGCTCAGCGTGAGATGTCGAGAGCTGTCTCGAATTCGGTTGATGAACTCATGGCCACAAAAGCAGGTTCCAGTCACCCAAAGTCCTCCGTCACCAGTAGGGCCGATGGTGGCTGGCGTGTAAACTTTCCGCCGACCGATGGTCAGAATCTAGTCCACGTGGCGTGGTACACGAAAGGCTCTAATGACCTTCTATCCCTTGGCGGTGAGAAACTTTACTCGAACCTTGGGTCGTTTACGTGCTCTGCGGATACTGATTATTTGTACGCGAAGTGGTCGGTGACGTCGTCGAACGTCGAGTCGATTAACCGCAGCATATCCAATACAGCCGTCGGCCACTACGCGTGGGAGACCCTGCTTAGCCAGTACATCAGCGGCGGAGGCAGGAACTTGTACATGGATGCGAATATCACGTGGAAGGCAGCTAGTCGCGGCGCCACCTACGGTATTCGCCTGGTGCTGAACGGCACAGTCATCGGTGAGACCAGTACTACTTCTCTTGGCCCAGCGACCATTCTGGGTGATGGTGAGCGCTCGCAGACGGTGGTTGGTACGCGTAGCTCCATACCTCGCGGCTCTCGACTTGAACTTCAAGCTATTTCAGGCGCGGGCGCTGGTTTTAGTCGCGGTATTAAGTCCGCATCGATGAGTGGTACCTACACCACCTAAAGGAGGAGAATCATGGCGACAGTGTCAGGCCAATTAAAGTTCGTCACACAACGCCCCGAAACAATCGATGAAATATGGGTGCGTGCCCCTGAGGTGCGTGGCCACTCCGGTGGTCTCATCACCCGAAACCCAGACCGATACAAGGTCACCGGTGGGCGGGTGTCGTTTGAAGCAGCCCCCGGCCCGGCCGTCCTGGTGATGGTGTCCGCAGGCGACCCCGTCGACAGCGTGAAAATGTTTATCGGTACTGGGTCGTCGCAGACGTTGGCGGACGCAGTGAAGGACGCTGACCTACTGGATGATAATAGCGTCCGCGAACTTGACCGTATTCTGCGGGAGATTCAGGCGAGTGTGGGCAGGGCTAAGGAGCAAGCTGATATTTCGGTGAGCCATGCTATTTCGGCTCACGCGTCGGCGGAGGCTGCGGAGAATAGTGAGGATGCGGCGAGACGCTCTGCTACGTCAGCAGAAGAGTCAGCCACTTCCGCTGCATCGTCAGCCACTGACGCGGAAAGCTCCGCAGAGGAGGCACAAACAGCGAAGAGCCAGGCATCCGAGTTTGCTGATGATGCTTCCGGCCATGCTGCTACAGCGGGAGAGCATAAGGACGCCGCCGCCCAGTCTGCTAAAGATGCGGACTCCGCCCTGACTGATACCCGCGTACTGAAAACCCAAGTCGATACCAATATCAACGCTGCGAAAGGCTATCGGGATGCTGCGAAGCGTTCCTCTGATGGTGCCGCGTCCAGCCTCACCCTGGCAAAACGCGAGGTGGAAAAAGCCAAGCAAGTTGCCGGTGGGGACTTCGTCACCAAGGAGGAAATTAGGGGCTACCGGCATACCGTGAAGACGGAGGCTGAGGTGAAGGCTGTGGAGTCGTACGCCCAGGTAGGGGACTTTATTGAAGTACTTGAGACCAACAGAATTTATGAGGTGTATTGATAATGGGTTTGAAACTAGTCAGGACTGGCCCGGTGACACGCCGGGGTGTGGTGCCACCTGGGTCTGGCTGGGTAAATGTGGGTGGTTACAACCCAGATTTGCCGACGAACCCGTATTGGGGTGAAACAGGGGTTTACCACATCACGGTGACGGCGAGGAATGCGGACGACCTGAAAATCATAAATTGGGATAACGACAAGAGTGAGGTGGTGGCCCCGACTGGGGGCCATTATCACACTATTTCTGCGGTGATGGATTTGTCTGACACGCGCCTCGTGATACGTGTGCTGAACCCTACGGATGAGACGAAAGTGATTGTCAATATGCAGCCTCTCTCTCTCTCTCTCTCTCTCTTCGTAGAATCCGCCGCCGCTTGGTTAAGGCGGTGGCATTATGGCGCTAAGGCTCGTCAATACCGTGGCCACCGCATCGGGCGAGGGCTGGTCGGCCAAAAAGACCGGGCAGGTCGCGTTCCTACGATTCTGGGGATTTACGGGCCGCTCCATACAGCTCCCCGCCGCATTTGCCCCGATGGAGTCTCACTCCCTGCCGTACCGGTTCGGGGCTATCGACGTGAGGCCCGGCGGGTCGGTATCAATCATCACCGGCGATTACCTCGGCTCGGTTTACGCCACCGTGAGCTACCCAATCGCCTGACCCCCGCAGGGGGTGGGCACTAATGGCTTTGAAGCTTGTACGCGGGCCGCGCTTTATCACCGCCGATTTTAATGGCGGGCAGTGGGTAGTGTCCTCCACCGCGTGGGCGTCAGATGCCGGGGATGGTCGGCTGAAGATACTAGGCGGAAGCTACCTCATTCATGCCCCCGGAGACGGTGGAGCTATCTACGCAATCGCCCGCTCAGGCGGCTCTAATGGCCCACACATCAATTTTGAAGGCAGCGCAGTGACCGGAAATGGCTGGCTGTGGTACGTCATCTCCAAAACCGATAATGGCCAGCCGCTCATAATTTTCAAACTCGAATAAGGAGAAAACACTATGACCATCGATGAGATTAAAACCGCAATCACCCAGCTCTCAGAAGACGACTACGAGAAAATCCTCTCCTGGGTCATCGGCGACGAACGCGAACGACGCCAAACCCAAGACGCGGTAGAGCAGGCCCGCGCTGAGGACGCACAGGAACTCTGGGAAACCCATCCTGAGCTGAAACCCCAGTTCGCTACTGAGGTGGAGCCGGAGACTAGCATCGACCAGCTTGTTGCGAAGGTCGCCGCCTGGTCTAAGCCCACCAGCCGGGCCACCGCCTACCCACCAGCAGCGCTCGTCTCCCACGACGGGAAGCTGTGGCGGAACCGTCGCTTGGGGCAGAATGCGAAAACGCCGGGCGAAATTTTCTCCGGCTGGCAGGATGTGACCCGTGATTTCCTGCGTGATGAGCCGATTAATACTGAGGGTGAGGATGCCCCTGGACTGATTACGGAACCGGATACCCCAGCTGAGCCGGACACCCCAGACGAGCCGGTGGAGCCTGCCCCCACAGTCCCAGAATGGCGCGAAGGCGAACTCATTACCAAGGGAACAACACGCCTCTACAACGGTGACCTCTACGTCTCCCAGCGGCTCCACACCACCCGTGATGACCGACGGCCGGACACCGCAACCGACTACTGGACAAAGCTCAACTAGCCACCCCGCCAGGGTGGCTTTTTTCATACCCACAAGGAGGGCACAGTATGAGACCAAATCCCGCGTGGCGCGGAGACCCCACGTTCTTGCCGGACGTGTTCCGCGCTTTCGGCGTGAAATTCCGCGAATACCCCGGCTGGAAACAATGGGGCATGGGAGACTTCGGACGCATCCAAGGAGTGTTCTGGCACCACACCGGTGCACGCGGCACCAGCGCCCAATTCATCCGCAATAACCCAAGGCTGGGTAACGCGCTTAGCTCGCAGCTGCACACCGCCCCGGACGGGCTGCAAACTATCCTCGGCGCGGGCATCGCCTACCACGCCGGAAAAGGCTGGGGCTGTGGCTACCCAACCAATAACGCGAACCTTTACTCAATCGGTTTCGAGATGCAGCACAACGGCACCGACCCCTGGCCCGAGCAGCAGCTAGAATCCACGCGCCGCGCCACCGCTGCAATCCTCTGGTTCCTCGGCAAGCGCGCCACCGTGGAGACCATGACCGCCCACTGGGAATACTCTCTTAAAGCCCAAGGTAAATGGGACCCGGGACGCGGTGATGGTGTTTCCGGCCACATGATGGACATGAACATCCAGCGCCGCAAGGTCAATGAGCTCATCGACAGATTCAACACCTACGGCACCCTCGACCCGAAGAAGGAGGCCACGCCAGTGACGAATCACCAGGCCAACCTGTACAAGCAAATCACTACATTCATCAGCGGCTACCTTGGCCCGCAGATTGATGCGATTCAGGAAATCTGGGCGCAGCTACGCGGCCCGAAGGGTAAGGGGTGGTCCCAACTAGGGAAAAACAGCAAAGGTCAAAACCTCACATTGGTGGACGCGGTGGCGGCGCTACGCCATGACGTGGCCAACCTCTCCCAAAAAATCGACCAGATTGGAGCACGCTAATGGCATCCGCATACCAGCAAGCAGTACAGCAAGAACTGAAAGACCAGCCCACCTGGCTGCGCTACAAGGGCAGTATCATCATCATCGCTACCGGCGTGGCCTCAATACTCGCGCAGCTGGCCGACAGCCCAGAGCTGGCAGACACGTCCTTCACCGTGGGGCTAACCGCCGGCGCGACCATCCTGGGCTTCTTCGTCAACCGTTTCACCAAGGACGGCATCACCCCATCTGCCGCCCGTAAGCTCGAAAAAGCCGGGCTACGCGCCTACGCAGACCGCCCGAGCCTCAGCGGCATGCCAGACGACTACCAGCAGCCAGGCAATACCACCGCTGGCTATGAGCCCCCCGCTGGTTTCGCTGAGCTGCCTGTGTATAGCGGTGAGTCCACCGCCAACCAAGGTGGACGCCACCGGGCAGGGGAGTGACCAGCATGCCGATTGACCACTTGCCCGCCAAATACCAGCCGGCCGCACGACGGCTACGCGCCTGGTGCATGGGTGACGCCCCGGCGCTCATCATCCTGGGCTTAGGCATCATCGCACGCGGCACCAGCTACCTGCCTCCATTCATGTCCCCCCATGCGCAGGCAACACATCCCGCTGAAGGGGCGCTTACTATGCCCACATGGGGCGTGGTGTGGATAATTATCGGCGCGCTGTGCTTGGTCGCCGCGTGGTGGGAGCGAGCAGCGCCCCTTGCCGTCGGCGCAGGCGTCGGACTCAACGTCCTCTGGGGACTGAGCTTCATCGCAGACAGTATCGTCGACGGCAGTCCACGCGGCTGGGTACCAGCAGTCGGCTACCTATCGACCGCGGGCCTCGTCGTCTGGGCAGTCTGGCGAGGAAGCCGCGAACCAATGCCCGGGAGGGAGGAATTCGCCCGTGAATTCAACCGGGCTGGATAGCGCATCCCTCTCCACCATCATCGTCGCCATCATCACGACTATCGGCGTGCTTGGCGCGGCCTATCTGAAAGCAAGCGCAGACAAAAAATCATCCGCGGCGGAAACGTGGAAGTCTTTCGCCCAAGAGGTCAAAGCTTACTGTGATGACCGCGTCGATGCATTGGAGAAAGATCTTGTAGACCATGTGGATTACGCCACGTGGCTTAATGGGCTAGACCTGCCGCGCCCGCCGTTTTTGTCTTTCCACGAGTGGAAAAACCACCATGAGCGCTAA